TATTGCTGAAATGAGTAGGTTGCAAAAAATTCACGATAATAAAATGGAAATTGAATTTATAGAGTAGGAGAGTTCGTTATGAAATATTCAAGTGTTACTTTGTATGAAGTATTTTTAGTAAATCATGGTTATGTATGTGGTGCATACAAAACTTTGAAAGATGCAATCAAGATGGCCAAGAAGACTGGTTTTGAGTGTAGTATTTTTAAATCGACAGACCCATTTACACCAATCAAATGGGTAAGTCCAATCGGAGGCGTTAAATAATGTTGAAAAATTCAATAGAAGACAAAAAAGAATTTGTCACAGAAATATATATGGATGGGAATGATGCTCCTATAGTTGTAGTTTCCTCTACTAGAGAGATAGATTCTGTAGATGATGCAATGTATGAATTTGAAAAGATAGATATAGATTCTTGCTGGATTTCTCGCATAGAAACAAGGTCTATACCACAACACTATACTGCTAACGAACTAGCATAGAGGGGAAAATGAAAACTAAAATAATTGCAACTTCGGTTGCATTACTAATGAGTACATCTGCATTTGCAAAAGATTGTAAGTATGTACAAAATATAATTCTAGATGATAATAATGCTATCCTTAGTGCAAAGACAGAATATGTCTGTAAAGAATCAAAACCAATTATTGTTCTTCCACCAAATACATATACAGAAGTAAAGAAAGTAAGGCCTCGTGTAGTGTCTTATCAAGATTATGTAAATGGTAATTTTTATAAAGATAATGAAAAAGGTCTTGACTTTTTAAAGAAATTGATATATAATAGTAATTAAATAATGGAGATATAAGTGTTTAAAATATTAATCGGTATTATATTGGGTGTAGTCTTAGTCACATACTATCCTCAAATCGCAACCACAACAAAAGATGTTTTTGTAGAAAGTGGTGCTCGTGACGAAATCGTAAAATCTTTGAAAGAGGTAAAATAATGAAATACTACGGAGTAAGTGCAATTGCACTAATGGTTGGTTTAGGTGCTTGTGCAAAAAATCCAAATCCAACTGCTATACTTGATACACCAATGATTAAGTATAAATCAGAAAAGGTTGTAGCTGCAACTTCAAATATACCTAAATGGTATAAGAAACTACCAAAAAAGGATAATGCAATTTATTCTGTTGGTTCTTCATCTTCTCCAGACTTACAATTGTCTGTGGATATGGCAACACTAAATGCAAAGTATACACTTGCAGATAGAATTAATGGTAAACTTGATGGTATGATGAAAACTTTTATGACAAGGTTAGGAACAGATGAAGATGTATCTGCAACTACAATGTCTGAAGTTGAAAAGGTAGTCAAGAACGTAATCGCATCTGTTGATGTTGCTGGTTATAATCCTAAAGAGATAGAAGTATTTCCAAGTGGAACACAGTTTCGTGCATTTGTATTGCTTGAGTATTCTGATGCAGAGGCTAGAAAGATTATCATGAATCGTATGATGAAAGATAGGTTAGTTTATTCTAAGATTAAATCTACTAATGCATTTAAGGATTTGCAGAATGAAGTAAATAAATCTAAGAAAGAAGACGAAGCTTCTTCTCTAAGTAATATTGAAAAGGAAATCGGTAAGATTACTAAAGAAAATACAAAAGTAATCAAGAATCGTAAATCTAAAATTATAACAAGTGAGATGTTATAGTGAGGAAAGATAGACCAAAACAAGGTCTAACTGTAATGGTTCGTGGAGATGACTTAAATGGTGCAATGCGAGTTCTAAAGAAACGTATGCAAGAAGAAGGCATCTTCAACGAAATTCGTGAAAGAGTTGGACACAAGACTAGAGGTGAAAAGAAAAGACTTCAAAGAGCTGCTGGTCGTAAAAGATGGTTAAAGAAAATAGATAAACTTAGAGAGCAAGGATTGTGGAATGATTAAGAAAAAACGTAAACCTATGACAGAGGAACAAAAGAAAGCTGCTTGTGAAAGACTTGCAAAGGCGAGAGCTGCAAGACCACCAGCAAAGAATAGTTCTATTCATCCTAGTGTACTTGCAAAGCCAGATGAAGATATGTTATCTGCTAAGAATGTTCAGAGTTGGATTAAAAACCAAAAAGAACAACTTACAGAATATCGTGCATCACTTCGTAGGAGTATTAAAGGTGCAGCTGCACAAGTAGCTAGTTGTGAGGGTTATATTCGTAATTTACAATACTATCTAAGACATGGTGATTACTGTGATGATAGGTATGGTGCATTTCAAGAAAAGAGGATTACATGGAAGACGATAGTACCAAAGGGATAGTTGTTAAAGGGCCTTGGAAAAGAGTCAAAACTGTCAAGAAAAGTCAGACAGAAAAGATATCTAATGATATGGCCTTTGCAGAAGACGTTGCAGAAAGTGTTATGATTCCTTTGATACATGGACTTTCTGAAAATGGTGTGGATATTAAAAGTGATAAATTTGTTTCTGAAGTTGGTTTTATAAATGAAATTGTAAAAGCTATCATGTATAGAGGTATGAATTATCCACATCCAATGAATCAATTTATTGAAGCTGTTATGTCAACTAAAAAAGAATCTGTTGAAGATGTATATTCAAAATTTGATTATGAAAAGATAGAAGAAATGCTTGATAATTTAGAAAAAGAAGATGAGTAATGATTATTATTGATATGAATCAAATCTCATTAGCAAGTCTAATGATGGATTTGAATATGAGAAAAAGTAATGAAGTAGATGAGGGTATGGTAAGACATATGATACTTAATTCTATTCGTTTGTACAGACAACAATTTACTAAAGAGTATGGTGAAGTTATTCTTACTTATGACTCTAAACATTATTGGAGGCGAGAATACTTTCCTAACTATAAAGCTGGTCGTAAAAAGAGTAGAGAAAAAGATAATAAAGATTGGGATAAAATCTTTGGTGTCCTTAATAAAATCAAAGCAGAGTTCAAAGATAATCTACCTTACAAATACTTAGAAGTATATGGTGCAGAGGCTGATGATATTATTGCAACTCTATGTAAAAACTTTCAAGATGAAAAAATTATGATTGTGTCTGGAGATAAAGATTTTATTCAGTTACACAAATATCCTAATGTAAAACAGTATTCACCAATACTCAAGAAGTATGTAAATGGACATAATCCAGATACCTATATAAAAGAACACATACTTAAAGGCGACACTAGTGATGGAGTACCTAATGTTCTATCACAAGATAATACTTTTGTAGATGGTATAAGACAAAGACCTTTAGGAAGAAAGAAGATTGAAACTTGGTTAGATATACATATAGATGATTTGCCTGAAGAAGTCAAAAGAAATTACCAAAGAAACGATAAACTTATCAACTTGGACAATGTTCCAGAGGAACTTGAAAAAGAAATAATGGTTGATTTTTGTGAAGCGCCTTGTGGTGATAGAAGTAAATTACTAAATTATTTTATACAATCAAGATTGAAAAATCTTACTAGCGAAATTGGAGAATTTTAAATGCAAGAAACATATTACCCACTTTTTTCAGAAATATTGGACAAAGTACATAAAGCAAAAACTAAAGATAAAAAGGTTGAGATACTACAACAATATAAAACAGATGCACTAAAGATGTTCTTAAAAGCTGCATATGACCCAAATATACAATGGGTATTTCCAGCAGGAGATGTTCCTTACACGCCTAATGAGGCACCAGCTGGAACAGAACATACTTTACTGCTACAAGAATCAAAGAAACTTTGGAGATTTATTAAGGGTGCAGATAATGTAACTAAACAAGTTCAAAAAGAAAATATGTTCTTTCAGATGTTAGAGGGTCTACACGAAAGTGAAGCAAAACTTCTTGTTAATGCAAAGGATAAAAAACTACATCAAATCTATAAAGGTTTATCTGCAAATGTTGTAAGAGAAGCATTTGGTTGGGATGAAAACTTTAAGGTTGAAGAATATCCAGCTCAAGAGGGTCTTGCAAACGGATAATGAGAGTCACTCCTATACAAAGAACTGTATTTTCACAAAGAAGGCAATCACAAACTTGGAAAGTAAGTGATTCGCCTGATTCGCAAGAAGACGAAAATCAACAAAAATTAGACCTAGAAAAACCTAATAGAAACAAAGACTTAAAAAGACACTTGACATTACCTCAATCTTCTGTTATATTTATTAAGTAAGATAAAGATTAACAGAGAGAAAGAAAATATTATGACAATGATTAAAAAGAAATTCACTAGTATTGATGATGGTATCAATAATATGTTAGATGCTGCTGCATATGACTACTCAAAAGGTGGTTACACTTATAGGACTTCTGATGAGTTTCGTGCAAAATTTATGGTTAAAGTTGGAAAGAAATATATCAAGATTGGTAGAGTTTCAGACCATACGCCTGGTAGAATGGGTTCTGTTTGGGGTTTTGTTGTGAATACTGATGATGATAAAAAGTTTAAAAGAGGTGATGTTCTAAAGGCTGCTGGTTATAATGCACCAGCGAGAAATGCACCAAGAGGTAATGTTTTAGAGGGTGGTTTCAATATTAATTGGACTGGCCCAGAATACTTATAGGAGATAGATTATGGAATATGTTATTTTTACACTTGGTTTTATGGTTGGTATTCTTTTCGTTCATTTAATTGATATGAAGACAATACTAAAAAGTTCTAATGAAAAAATGGAGAATTTAAAGTGAAAGCATTTTTAGGTTGTATTATGATTGTTGCTTGTGTAATGATTGTAGGATATATTGAAGACCCTTGCACCACAGAGGGATTGATGCAAGGTTGTATGGAATAATGAGTTTGATTCGCATGGCACTCCTCTCTCTCTCAAAAAAACTTGCCATGCGAATCACTTCCCTTGATTCGCAACGATTACAATATATAATGAAAAATGCGAATAGATAAGTCGTTGAAATCAAAGGGTTTTTTAAGGGGGGTTGACAGACCCCCCTTTTCTTGTTATACTACTAGTATAAACAATAAAGAGAGAGTTTTAATTATGGAGAAAATCGTGAAAACATTTAAGATGTATGATAATTCTGGAAAAGAAAATGCAATTAGGTTTGTATCTGCCCATAAAGGTGGTATTATGATGTATTCTAATCCAGGCGAGTTGGTTGCATGGGCTAAGACGCCAGAGATGATTGCTTATGCACTAAGAACAAAAGGTGCTGATGAGATAATCATGGGTAGTTCTTCAATGGACTTTGCTTCAGAGAATGGATTTAAGAATAATGAAGATGCCATGACACTTTGGTCAGAAGGTTATAATACATACCTTGACGAAGTCAATGCAGTCGGTGTGAAACCAGAAAATATTAATTATGGGAGTGCTATATAATGGGTTATTTTTATCAAGATTGGAAAGAAAAGAAAATGTTTGTTGAGAATAGTGAAGGTCAATTCGTAATGAACTTTGGTGAGGCAGAAAAGTCAATGATTAAAAATCTTGAAACTGCCTTTGTTCAAATTACAGAGGGTGCATCTGATGAAAAGTATGCAGCTGCTAATTACATTAGTTACCTTGCAGATTGTTTGAAAAAAGGTAAAGTTGAAGTGAAGTGGAATATCAGTTAATGTATAATATGAAAATAAAAGGTGCAACTACTGTACTGAATAAAGAACGAATCTTTTTAGGATTGACAATGAAAGAGTTATTAATCTTCATTGAACGTAATCCATATGCTTTTCCTAATAAAACAATATTAGCATATAAAATATTTAAACAAGAGGCCGCATAATGGATAAGTTTGTTTTAGTATATGGTGGAACTAAAAAACAAAGAGAATTAGTTCACAATATTACTGATTGGTTTTGTGATAAGTTTTTTAGTAGATTCAAGTCTTACAATATTGAGTTTGACCTTTGTAAAATAGAGGGTAATGTTCAAGGTTGGGCTATGGAGATTGACAAAAATGCATCTCATATTGAAATTGATAAAAGATTAAAAGGAGATGACTTCATTACTTGTGTTCTACATGAGTTAGTTCATGTTAAACAACAGTTCAAAAATGAACTAAAAGAAATGAAAGGTATTGAGAAAATGTGGAAAGGTGAAGTTCACATTTGTATTGACTATATGAACTTGCCTTGGGAAATCGAAGCTTATGCAATGCAAGAAACTTTATTATTAGAATGGAAAGAAAACAGATATGCTTAGTTTAAAAGAAATGATGATGCTTATGGGTATTGTAACTACAGACCCATCATTACCAATGGAGAAACCAAAACTAGTTGGTGTAAGTCCTATTCAAGCAACTTGTCTTGCAGAGAATGTTTATTTTGAAGCAAGGAATCAAGGAACTGCTGGTTGGAGTGCAGTTATCTCTGTGACTCTGAATAGAGTAAAAGATAAAAGATTTCCTAATACTGTATGTGAGGTTGTTAAACAAGGGCCTACAAGAGAGTCTTGGAAAAAGAATGGAACTCACTATCCTATCAGACATAGATGTCAATTTTCTTGGTATTGTGATGGTAAGAAAGATGTGATACATAAAAAGGATAAACGTATCTATAAAGAGATATATAATCTATCATATGTGTCAATGATTCCAGGCATTACTATATTGGACATTACAGATGGTGCAACACATTACCATGCAGATTATGTGTTTCCAGCATGGAGAAAGTCTAAAACTAAAACTGTGGAAATAGGTGACCACATATTTTATAAATGGGAGAAGTAATGTCAGATAATATAGTATCCCTTGCAGACCTAATAGAACAAAGGTTGCGAAAACAACAAGAAATTGATTACTATAAAGAAACACTTCAAAAATTACAAATAAAGATTTCTGAGCTAGGAAAAGAAGTAGATATTACCACTTTAATTATTGATATGATTGAGGGTGAAAGAGTCTTGACATTAGACGAAAAGCGTGGTAATATGATATTACTAAATGATAAAAAGGATAAAAGGTAAAATGAACATCTTCTATTTGCATGAAGACCCTATTCAAAATGCAAAGTGGCATATTGATAAACATATAGTCAAGATGCCTATTGAGTATGCACAACTGATGTCAACTGCACATAGAATGTTAGATGGTGAAATGTATATTGATAGGACTGCAAACAATCGTAGAATTAAAAGGTGGAGATTAAATGATGAAAGAGAAAGTGTATTGTACAAAGCCTCTCATATCAATCACCCATCAGCAGTTTGGGTTCGTGAATCTGTAGAAAACTATAATCAGATGTATAAACTCTACATGGCTACTCTTGCAGAATATACAAATCGTTATGGTAAAATACATGGTTCAACTAAACCATCTATGTTACTTATTAGACCACCAAAGAATATACCTATGGTCAAAGGAACACAACTACCTCAATGTATGCCTGATATGTGCAAGGTCAAAGACAATCCAATACTTGCTTATAGAAACTACTATATAGTTGAGAAGAACTCTTTTGCGAGTTGGAAGAATAGGGAGATTCCAGAATGGTATCAGACGAAAGATATTATGAATACATGGGCAGGCGGTTAAGAGAAGAAGAAGAAAAAGAGGCCGTCATTAAAGATGAACATACACATACAAATGGTTTGATGTTAGATATGAAAGAACTAACAAAATGTCATTATGATGTACTTATTCGTAATAAAGAACTAATTGAAGAAAATGAAAAATTAAGGAAAGAGAATGCCGACTTACACAATAAAGGATAGCGACAAAGATGAAATATTTGATACTATTTGTACATATGATGAACTTCAAGAATTTCTAGAAAACAATCCTCAATGTCAAAAAGTTATTACTGCACCGAATATTGTGTCTGGTAATGGGCCTAAATCTGATGGTGGATTTAATGAAACTATGGCAAAGATTGCAGATTCACATCCTAACTCACCTCTTGCAGATAGGTATGGTAATAAGGGTACACACCAAAATATTAGAGTAAAGAACGTAGCAAAAAAACACAAACTTGTAGATGTCGCTGGACAAAATGTTACAAAACATTATGAAAAAAACAAATCTACAGGTCTGTATTAATATAAATAACAATGTATGGAACGCAATATATAGTGTATCAGCTTCCATATAGGGGTAGATAGAGGTCTTTCCTCTACTACTCCACTTTCATAAGGATATATTATGGCAAAACAAAAAGATATTACACACAATCAACTCTCCACAATTAAACCAATTACAGATAGTCAAAAAGAAGTATTTGAGACATATAAAAATGGATTAAATCAATTTCTATTTGGTTGTGCTGGAACTGGAAAAACATTTATTTCATTATATCTTGCACTTCAAGATGTACTAAAGAATGAAACTCCATACGATAAAGTTATCGTAGTTCGTTCACTTATACCTACAAGAGAAATAGGTTTCTTGCCAGGAGATGAAGAAGATAAGGCTGCATTGTATCAAGTGCCTTATTCTAACATGATGCAGTTTATGTTTGAACAACCAAATGAACAAGCATTCGCTATGTTATATGATAGACTGAAAGCACAAGGTAGTTTCTACTTTCTATCAACATCATTTCTTAGAGGTTTGACTTTTGACAATAGTATTATCATAGTTGATGAGTGTCAGAATCTAAACTTCCATGAACTAGATACAATAGTTACAAGAGTAGGTCAAGATTCTAAGATAATGTTCTGTGGTGACTTTGGTCAGAGCGATTTAACAAGAATGAATGAGAAGAATGGATTAATGAACTTTCTACAAATTCTACAAGAGATGAAAGAATTTAATTGTACTGAATTTGGTATTGCAGATATTGTTCGTTCTGGATTTGTTAGAAACTATTTAATACAAAAAACTAAGTTGGGTATGGGATTAGATTAATTGACAAAGATTTATATGAAACCAACTAAAGATGGTTGGCCTGAATTTACACAACAAAATCCAGTAAAAGTTAAAGTATTGAATCACCCATCAATCCAAGAATTAAATTCAGACTTGGAAAGAGATATCAAACACGCTGGAGATAGATTGCAACATTCAACAGCTGCAAAGTGTTACATGACTCAATGGGATATGCATGAACACTATGAAACTTTTAAGATACTTGGTAATGCAATCATTGGTCTTGCAAAAACTATGCCTATGGCGACTGGAACAAATGAAGATGGTACACCAAGACAATATGGTTTAAGAATAGAAGACTTCTGGAGTTTAATATATACTAAAGGACAGATAACAAAATCACATCAACATTGGCCTCATGTCTGGAGTTTTACATATTGTGTTAAAGGTTGTCAAGATTGTGCCCCTCTGGTATTTCCAGATGCAAATGGTTTAGAAGTAAAACCACAAGCTGGACAACTTATACTTTGGCCTGCATGGTTATACCATGAAGTACCAGAACAGAAGTGTGACCATGAACGTATTATGGCAGTAGGAAATTTAGATGTAGATTGGGAAGAAACTAGAAAGTCTGTAACTGAACATAGACTTACACCACCACCAAAAGGGAGTAACGATAATGAACTTAGATAAACTAAGAGAGGAAATAAAATATGATGAAGGAAGTGTTAACGAAATATACCTTGACCATCTTGGTCTGCCTACTTTTGGCATTGGCCATCTTGTTACTGAATGGGATGAGGAATATGGATGGGAAGTTGGAACGCCTGTCAGCGAAGATAGATGCAATGAATGTTTCGACACCGATATCCAAACAGTCCTCGCAGACTGCAACATCCTATATCCTGACTTTAATGAACTCCCAGAAGAAGCCCAGAGAATAATTGCAAACATGATGTTTAATATGGGCCGACCAAGATTGTCCAAATTCAAGGGCATGAAACGAGGAGTAGATGCGAGAGATTGGAACGCAGCTGCAGATGAGATGGTAGACAGCAGATGGTATCGACAAGTAACTAAAAGAGCAGATAGACTTGTTGAAAGAATGAGGAATGTCTAAATTCCCATATGGTGGATATACTCAAAGAGATTGGGAAAGAACAGTAGGGTGGGGTAAAGTTCCACCAGAATATAAACATGAAGAAAGTGATAATGATGAAAGAATACAACCACAAGACGATAAATCTCCCAGAGATAACAGCAACAACGACTGACGGAGTTCGTTTATACGAAACGCCAGAGGGTAATAAGTACCCATCAATCACTACAGTTCTTTCTGTAAGAAATAAGAAAGGACTCTTTGAGTGGAGAAAAAGAGTTGGCGAAGATGTAGCGAACTATGTTGCAAGAAAAGCTGCAACTCGTGGAACTCATGTACATCATATGTGTGAAGACTATCTAAACAATATGCATTTGAACTATCCAGATGATTGGAAGAAACATAAACAGAAGTTTTTACCATATGTTCTATTCAAACAACTTAGAGATTCAGTTCTGCAAAAAGTGAATAACATTTATGCACAAGAGTGTGGACTCTATTCTGATAAATATAAGGTAGCTGGTCGTGTAGACTGTATTGCAGAATATAATGGAAAGTTATCTATTATAGATTTCAAAACTTCAACTAAAGAACGAAGTGATGCATGGAACGAGAGTTACTATATTCAGGCGTCTGCATATGCAGAGATGTTTGAAGAAAGAACTGGAATTGAAATCAATCAAATTTGTATTCTAGTTGTCACAGAAGATGGTGTTGTCCAAGAGTTTGTCAAAGATAAGACAGAGTATATACCCTTGCTTTCAGATACCATTAAGGAATGGGAAGAAAAAAATGAAATGGTTATTAGTACTGATATCGCTCAATCTGCATAGTGATGGCACAGCAGACCACTTTATATTTACTAATATGATGTATGAAACTCTACAGTCTTGTCAAAGAACAGCACAAGTAAATATGCGAGTAATCGAAGAAGTGTCTATTAGAGAGTTTAATGGGCCTTCTAAAGTATATTGTTTCAGAGAAGATAGATTCTTGGATTACATGAAATCACAACCACCAAAACCAGAAAATAAACTTGATATTTAACCTTGACTTTTTACGTTAACTATGGTACATTTATACTATGAATTTCTATACAAACATATCCCAATGGGGTAATACTCTATTACTGCGAGAAGTAGTTAATGGAGAACGACTGACTCGTAGAGTTAAATATAAACCAACTCTTTATGCGCCTGTAGAAAAACCTACAGAGTGGAAGACACTTGATGGTGACTATGTAACTCCAGTAAACTTTGACAGTATGAAAGAGGCAAGAGAGTGGGTTGACAACTATAAGAATCAACCAGAAATGGTATTCGGTAGTACCATGTATCCTTATAACTTCATTGCAGAGTCCTATCCTAATACAGTAGAGTATGATATAGATAAGATACTTATAGTAACGATTGATATTGAAGTAGAATGTGAGAATGGTTTTCCAAGCCCAGAACAGGCAATAGAACCATTACTATCTATTACAGTAAAGAACCACCAGAGTAAAAAGTTTGTTGTCTGGGGTATTGGTAAGTTCAATAACAGTCGTGATGATGTAACGTATGTCGAGTGTGAAAGTGAACTACATCTTATTAAGGAGTTTCTCATATTCTGGGAAAAACATCAGCCTGATGTAATTACTGGTTGGAATACAGAGTTCTTTGATATTCCTTATCTATGTAATCGTATCACTAATCTTTGTGGTGAAGATGAAATCAAAAGACTATCGCCTTGGAGAAGTGTACACTCAAGAGAAGTTTTTCAGATGGGTCGTAAACATCAAGTGTATGAGATACAAGGTGTCGCTCATTTAGATTACTTTGACTTGTATCGTAAGTTTACTTATTCTGCACAAGAGTCTTATCGACTTGACCATATTGCCTTTGTTGAACTTGGTGAAAAGAAAGATGGTAATCCATACGAAACATTTCGTGAATGGTATACAAAAGATTATCAGTCGTTTCTAGAATATAATATTATGGATGTGGAACTTGTAGACAAACTAGAAGACAAGATGAAACTGATTGAGTTATGTTTGACTATGGCTTATGATGCAAAAGTAAATTATATGGATGTACTTGGTTCAACTAAGTATTGGGATATATTGATATATAACTATCTTCACAAGAAAAAGATTGCAATACCACAAAAAAAGAAATCAGAAAAACCAGAGAAGTTTGAGGGTGCTTATGTAAAAGACCCACAAGTGGGTATGCATAAATGGGTTATGTCATTTGACTTAAACTCATTGTATCCACATTTAATTATGCAATATAACATATCAACTGAAACACTTTACTCACAGAAGAAAGTGCCAGATATGTCAGTTGATAAACTACTAGATAGAAAGGTAGACACATCAATACTGAAAGGTGTTACACTTACACCTAATGGTGCATTGTTTAAAACAAACAAAAGAGGATTTTTGCCTGAAATGATGCAATCCATGTATGATGATAGAGTGAAGTATAAGAAACTCTTATTACAGGCAAAGCAAGAATATGAGAATACTAAAGAACCTAGACTACTCAAAGATATTTCAAAATATAATAATATCCAGATGGCTAAAAAGATTTCACTCAATAGTGCATATGGTGCTCTTGGGAATGTTTGGTTTCGTTATTATGATTTGTTGGTTGCTGAAGCAATTACTACTTCTGGTCAGTTATCCATTCGTTGGATTGAGCGTGCTGTTAATCAGTATCTTAATGATTTGCTTAAGACCTCTGGAGAGGATTACGTTATTGCAAGTGATACAGACTCGATATACGTTTGCTTTGATAGACTTGTCAGTAAGTTGTTTACTAAGGGAGAAGAAACTAAAAAAATTGTCAAATTCTTGGATGACATTGCTCGACAGAAAATTGAGCCTTTCATTGAGAAAAGTTATCAATCTCTGCATGAGTATGTAAACTCTTATGAACAGAAGATGGAGATGTCTAGAGAAGTAATTGCAGACAAAGGTATCTGGACAGCAAAGAAAAGATATATTCTCAACGTATGGGATAATGAGGGTGTTCAGTATAAAGAAGCACAACTCAAGATTATGGGTATTGAAGCAGTTAAGTCATCAACTCCTGCTCCTTGTAGAGAGAAGATTAAACAAGGGCTAAATATAATTATGAATGGTACAGAGAAAGAACTGAATACGTTTATACAAGATTTTCGTGAGGAGTTTATGAGTCTACCACCAGAAGATATCGCATATCCTCGAAGTGTAAATGGATTGTCAAAGTTTAGTGATTCAAATCAGATGTTTGCAAAGGGTGCTCCTATACATTGTAAGGGTGCAATTCTATATAACCATCTAGTAAGAAAGAATAAGCTAGGTAACAAATACCCTTATATACAAGAGGGTGATAAGATTAAATTTATTAACATGAAACAACCGAATCTATATCAATGTTCTGCTATATCTTTTATGACACAACTCCCAATAGAGTTGGGTTTACATAAGAGTGTAGACTATGATATACAGTTTGAGAAGTCCTTTGTAGAACCTCTCAATTTTATTCTAACTAAAATCAATTGGTTGGTTGATAGAAGTTATGGAACACAAGGCACATTAGAGGACTTTTTTGGATGATATTAAATAGAGAAGATGCACTACACGCTGCAAATGTTTTTGTAGATTACTTTTCAAACTTTGGTAGGATTGATGACTATCTTAGAAAGGTCAAGCTTGAACGTATGGGTAACTATCCTACATCTCTGCCTGGTATGGGGCCTGAAGATGATATGTTTGATGATTTTGATATGCATCCAAATGACATGGAGTTTGTATGTAAAGAAGTAACAAATGAAATATTTGTGAATTATCTTGAGATTGTAACATCTCATGCAGTAGAAGTATCTGTTCCAGGCAAATCTATCAAGTGGGTTGTTTATGAAAAGAACTCTGGTAGAATCGCTGGTTTTATTCGACTTGGTTCGCCTACTATTAACTCTAAACCTCGTAATATGTTTCTGGGTAAACCACTAAACACATATGACCAAGCGACAATGAAACGATTTAATGATTCAACCATTATGGGGTTTATCATAGTACCAACTCAACCTTTTGGTTTCAACTATCTTGGTGGTAAACTATTGGCTTCAATCTGTTGTTCACACCTAACAAGAGATACGCTTGATAAGAAGTATGGCGGCCCTTTCTGTATGTTTGAAACAACATCTCTTTATGGTTCTACTAAATCTAGTTCACAATATGATGGTATGAAACCTTTCCTACGTTATAAGGGTAACACAATGTCAGACTTTGCACCACTTATCAATGATGATAATTATCACAGTCTAAATGACTGGTTCAAAGAGAAGAATGGTGAACCACTTGTTGACCCTAATGCATCAAGTCGTAAACTCAAGACACAGACTAAAATGATATCTATTATAAAGGCCTCTCTAAAAGACGTTGAACCACAAGAATACACAAAATTCGTACAGACGTTCAATGATGCAAAAGGCCTTACTGAAAAGAAAAGAGCTTATATGTCTGACTTTGGATATGACAATGTAAAAGAGTATCTTAACTTTGAAACGGATACACTTGTAAAGAAAGAGAACTATGACCGATACAGTTTTGATGGTGTAGTTGAATGGTGGAAGAACAAAGCTTCTAAGAGATATGAATCACTCAAGGCTGATGGTAGATTAAGACGAGACTTAGAAACTTGGAACAATAACGCTGACATAGAGATTATCAGATGACTACTCAAGTTAAACATAGTAAGTATTATAAAATAAAACCAAAAGAATATAAAGAGTGGGCTGCAAAAGTTTTAGATTATGAACAGTATGATTACCCAAAGGATTTAGATAAGGTAACAAAACTTATTCACAAAAATTTAACTATTAATTTATGTCCACCAAGATTCAGAGAGAAAAATATGGGCAATCCTATGTTTGGCCATTGTTATCACGCTACACAAGCTTTATATTATTTCTTTAAAGATGCAAATCTAAAAACAATGTCAGCACCATGTGATGTTGCTGGAAGTCATTGGTGGTGTGAAGATGTTGATGGTAATATTATTGACATCACACAAGACCAATATTTATCAGTTGGTACTAAACCACCACATGATAAAGGAAAAGAAACTGGTTGGTATGGTTGGAAAAATAGACCTCATGTTAGGAGTCTAACCTTAATGAATAATGTACAACCAAGTTCATGGTTACGCCGTGAAACTTATTGTAAAAAACCTAAACAAAGTTACTAAAAGGTATTGACAATCGTAGCGAATCATGTTACTATGTAATAACAATCAGCGAAAGTAGTATAAAAGTATTATACTTAGTTTCCAACTAAGAGAAGTCTGGGCAGTACAGACCTTTCGCTCCAATCAAAGTGCCAGCT